ATATATTAGTTGGCATTGTAAAAGACTTTACTGATCCAGCATATCCATATGAAACAGATGAAGAAGAAACAATTAAAGCAGAGGACTTTGATGATAGAGTAGATGTATTGCCTGTATCTGATCCTAATGCTTCAACAATGGCACAACGTATTATGCAGTACCAAGCGGCAATGCAACTGGCTACTACAGCACCACAAATGTATAACTTGCCAGAACTGCATAGACAAATGCTAGAAGTATTAGGTATTAAAGATGTAGAAGATATTGTTCCATTAGATGATGATGTTAAACCAGTTGATCCTATTAGTGCTGTATCTAATCTTATTAATGGTAAGCCTGTTAAAGCGTTTATTACTCAAGACCATGATGCACATATACAGACAGTAGCTTCTGCTCAACAGAATCCAGAAGTACAGCAACTATTACAACAGTCACCTAATGCCGCATCTATTGCCGCAGCAGCATCTGCTTATGTAAATGAACATCTAACAATGAAGTTCAGAAAACAAGTAGAGATGGAGATGGGTATTGAGTTGCCACCAGAAGGTGAACCAGTACCTGCTGATGTTGAGAAAAGAATATCATCGCTTGTTGCCGAAGCCGCTAAGAGAGTTTCAATAACCTCACAAGCGCAAGTAGAGCAACAAAGAATACAAGAACAAATGCAAGACCCATTAGTTCAAGCTAAACAACAAGAAGTTGCAATTAAACAATCTGAAGTACATATGAAGAAAGAAGAAGGTCAAGCTAGAATATTACTAGATGCGGCTAAAGCTCAAGCAAATAAAGAGCTTGAAGAAAAACGTATTAAGTCACAAGAAGAACTAGCTGGATTAAAAGTAGGACAGCAAATTGCTAGTGATCTGCTTGCAAATGAACAACAAGATAAAAAAGCTGAACGCGAAGATTACCAAAAAGGTATTGACATTGGTATTGATATAGCGAAAGATATCAGTAAGAATGAAAAATGATATCAATCAGCAATCACTTTCAACTTTCTTAAAAGCTAGACTAAGGGAGTTGATGAATCAACACGCAGATCATATGGCAACAGGAGCGTGTAAAGACTTTAGCGATTATCAAAAAATGGCTGGAGTTATCGAGGGTTTAGCTCTCGCAGAAAGAGAAATGTTAGATTGGACAGAAAAACATTTAAAACAATAAGGAACTCGACCCTTAAAAGTCGTGCAAAAAATATGACAGCAAAAGCAGCAAAAGTAGAAAAGATACCTACCGAAAAACCACCAATGGATTTAGACACTAAGAGTCAGCTACCAGAACCTAAAGGCTGGAAAATATTAGTGGTAATGCCGCAGGCTAAAGAAAAAACTGATGGCGGCATTATTAAAACAGTTGAAACGCGAGATTTGGAAGAAACTGCAAACATATGTGGATATGTTATGAAAGTTGGACCAGATTGTTACAAAGATGAGAGAAGATTTCCTAGCGGAGCTTGGTGTAAGAAAGGTGATTGGGTAGTATTCAGAGCTTATTCTGGCACTCGTCTAAAAATGTATGGACAAGAGTTTCGATTAATTAATGACGATACTGTGGAAGCAGTTGTCGATGATCCTACAGGAGTGGTGAGAGCATGAGTGAGAATAACCAAGAAGTGCAAGCAGAAGATTTAGTAGATAACTTAGAGGTAGAATCTACACAAAGTAATGAAGATAAATTCTTTGGAGTAAAGACAACTATTATTAAAGAAAAACCAGAGGTTGAGGTAGAAGTTGTAGATGATAGACCTGAAGCAGATCAAAGACCTGCTAGACAAGAAACAGCAGAGCAACCAGCCGATGATGAAACTGTAGATAAAGAAATATCAGATTACAGTAAAAGAGCTGGTGAGCGTATTAACAAAATTAAATATGAGTATCACGAAGAACGCAGAGCTAAAGAATCTGCTTTAAGAGAAAGTAATGAAGCTGTAAATAGACTTAAAACTATGATGGCTGAGAATCAAAGACTTAAAGCTATGGTGGATCAAGGGGGAGAAGCTCTCAATAAGCAAGCATTAAACAATGCACAATGGGCAAAACAAAACGCTCAAGCTCAGTTTAAATCAGCTTATGATGAAGGTGATGCAGATAAAATGGCACAAGCACAAGAAGTTCTTGCTAAAGCTACATTAGCTGAATCACAATCAGCTAACTATGCTCAATCGCTACAAAAACAAGTAGCAGACAAAATGCCAGCTCCAGAGGTACAGCAACAAAAGCTTGATCCAGAGATGGAAGCTTGGTCTAAAAAGAACACATGGTTTATGAATAATTCAAGTCAAGACCATAGAGAAATGACAGCATATGCTCTAGCTATGGATGCAAGATTAAAGAATCAGGGCATTGATCCTTTATCACAACCTAAAGAATATTATGATTCTGTTGATGTAGAAATGAAAAAACAGTATCCACAATTTTTCGGTGTAACTTCTAATGAAGAACCAGTTCAGCATGAAGCAACGCCAAAACGACAACCTTCAAATGTTGTCGCACCCGCAACGAGGAATAGTGGGAAAAAACCTCGATCAATACGACTGACTCAGACCCAAGTTAGGATCGCCAAACAGCTTGGTATATCGCCAGAGCAGTACGCAAATCAACTCATACAGGAGAGTTAAAATGTCAGAGATTAATGACAATAAAGCACAAACATTGGAAACAACCTCTGATGTAGAAAAACCTGCAACACAAGAGCGTGACCCTAGAGGTATTGACAGCCGAGAAGCTGAACAAAGAGTACAAAGTTGGGATAACCCATCAAACCTACCTAGTCCTACTCCACAAGATGGATGGGTTTTTAGGTATATTAGAACTTCATTATTAGGTAAAGCTGATAATCCTAATGTATCTAGAAAATTTCGTGAAGGCTGGAAACCTTGTCGTTTAGAGGATCATCCAGAATTACAAATCCATATGATGGACCATGATTCAGAATGGGCAACAAAAGGTAACGTAGAGATTGGTGGACAGTTATTATGCAAGATGCCAAAAAAACAAGCGGAAGCTAGAGATGAGCATTTTCAAAACATAGCTCAGACACAGTTGGAATCTGTAGACAACGCATATTTTAAAGATCAAGATTCTAGAATGGCTACAAAGCAAGTCTTTGAACGCAAGTCTAGAACATCATTTGGGAGTGATTCTTAGAATTACTTAATTTTAAATTTTTTTGACAGGAGATTATTATGTCAACTAGTGCAACTCCTCACGGAGCAGTACCTGTTGGTTCATTAGTTTCTTGCGCATACAATGCTAAAGTTACCCATTACAAAATCAAAAGTGCTTATGGAACTTCCATATTCTTTGGTGATTTTGTAAAATGGGGTGACGATAACCCAAATACAACTATACAAAAAGATACAGGCACAACTGCTTGTACTCCTTTAGGTGTATTTCTCGGATGCGCATATACTGATCCAACAACAAAACAGTTCACACCGAATCAATATTTCCCCGCATCAACTGCGGCAAGTGATATTGTTGCGTATGTGGCAAGCGATCCATATTTGATTATGCAAATGCAATGCGATGGTGCAGCAGACCAAGACGATCTTGGTAAAAACTGCGCTATTGTGCAAACAGCAGGATCAACTGCGATCGGAAGAAGTAAAAACTCGGTCGATATATCTACTGTAGCAACAACCGCGACACTACCTGTTAAGATCATTGATTTTGTCGATGGTCCTGACAGTGAAGTTGGTGATGCTTACACAGATGTATTGGTGGTATTCAATTCACAATCTGCTTTCGGCACAGGTGGGCATCAACTGCTTAGTGCAACTGGAATCGGATAATTAATAGGAGAATAGTTTAATGGCTATTTCAAGAGCGCAAGAGCTAAAACAACTCCTACCCGGCTTAAATGCCTTATTCGGAGATGAATACGCTAACTACGAAAACCAACACGAAGAAATCTACACATCTGAGAACTCTGAGAGATCATTCGAGGAAGAACTCAAGTTGTCTGGATTTGGTGCAGCACCCGTTAAAGATGAAGGTTCAGCTATCAATTATGATACTGCTCAAGAGTCTTTTGTGGCTCGCTACACCCACGAAACTATTGCGATGGGATATGCGATTACAGAAGAAGCAATGGAAGATAATCTCTATGTTTCACTTTCTGCTCGCTATACTAAAGCATTAGCTCGTGCTATGTCTTACACAAAGCAAGTTAAAGCGGTATACCCACTTAACAATGGCTTCAGCAACAGCTATCAATCAGGCGATGGTGTGAACTTATTCACAGCTTCAAGTGATGGAGTAACTGGTGGTGATGGACACCCATTGGTAAGCGGTGGTAAAAACTCTAACAGACCAGCTACTGCTGCTGACTTGAACGAAACATCTCTTGAAGATGCAGTAATTCAAATCGGCAAGTGGACTGATGAAAGAGGACTAAAGATTGCGGCACGACCCAAGAAACTAATTGTGCCAGCCGATCTTCAGTTTACTGCTACTCGCTTGTTACAGAGCGAATACAGAGTCAGTACGGCTGACAATGACATTAATGCTGTTAAGAGCAATGGTGTGATTCCAGAAGGCTATTCAGTTAATAACTACTTAACTGATACTAATGCCTTCTTTATCATTACTGATGTTCCTGATGGTATGAAGCATTTTGTCCGTGCGCCCATGACTACAAACATGGATGGTGACTTTGATACTGGAAATGTTAGATACAAAGCTAGAGAAAGATATTCCTTTGGAGTATCTGATCCGCTAGGTGTCTGGGGTTCTCCGGGTAGTTCGTAGGTCATAATAGAGGTTTCTATTTCCACCACTCAATTTATAACTACACCTTAAAAACAAATGTGGTTGTTGACGTAGAAACCTCTTTTTTCTAGGGATTAATTTCCTTTATCGACTGCCCTAGCAGACAAGCCAAGACGATAAAGATTTTCCTTTGAGGAGGAAATAATGGCTAATACAACTTTTAATGGACCAGTTCGATCCGAAGGTGGATTTGAACAAATCAGCAAAGCTTCTGGAACAGGAGCTATAACAACTAACTTAGATATTGATACAAGTGGTAATATTACTACTACAGGTTATGTTTCTGCTTATTCACAAATAGAGAGCATTACAAGTGCTACACACAGTGTTGAGTCAACAGACTCAGGTACAGTCTATACGTTGAATAGAGCAGCAGGTATTGTAGTTACACTACCTACTGCCGCAGCAGGTTTAAACTATACTTTCATAGTTGGTACAACCTTTACAGGTGCAGGACAAATTAATACTGACAATTCTAGTGATTTATTCTCTGGTTTTGCTCATATCTTTGATCCGGCTACTGCAACAGACATGAATACATTTATTCCTGATGCCAGTGATGATGACACCATTGATCTGGGAACGGCAGGGCAAGGTTGGCTTGTCGGAGGAATAATCCGCTTAAAAGCAACTACAGCAGCAGTATGGCATTGTGAAGCTTTTCTTCATGGTGATGGTACACTAGCTACTCCATTTGAGTAAGGGGGTAACTAATGGCTGATGCAGTAACTTCACAAACCATCCAAGATGGTGAAAGAAACTGTATTATGAAATTCACTAATGTCAGCGATGGTACTGGCGAATCCGCAGTAGCTAAAGTAGATGTTTCTGCTTTAGCAGCTAACGCAGCAGGAACTTCCTGCTCAGAAGTTAGAGTTATGCGGGTTAGTCATGCCATTGTTGGTATGTCAGTTCAAATGTTTCTTGATGCTACAGCTAATGTTCTTTTAGCAGAACTAGCAGAAAGCAGTAATGGGCATATGGACTTTAAAGATTTTGGTGGACTTCCAAATAATGCAGGTAGTGGCAAGACAGGTGACATTCTTTTCACTACAAAAGGACATTCCTCTGGTGATACTTATTCTATTACCTTAGAAATGGTTAAAGTTTATTCAGACTAAGGAACGAGTATGGCTAATAAAAATTATGTTATTTCTGAAACTGGTGAGTTCCCAGCACAATATAAAGTTTTACATCTAGGAAAAGATGGTATCTATAGACCTATTTTTGGTCCTGATCCTGATCTCGAAGATGCGCAACGCAAATGTGCTGAGATGAATGGTGATCGAGCTAAAAATGCTAAAGGGCATTATATAGCAGATGATCCTTCAACACCTGATGTCAATGAAGCTTATGCTGGCGGTAAAGCTCCAGTTAAGAAAAAGACTAAAAAGAAAGTAGCTAAGAAAAAAGCTAAAAAGAAATAATTTTAGTCATTGTATATATTTATAGTACCCTGCCCTAGTGGGGTACTATAAGTATTTCTATTATTTATATGAGGGCAATATAGTGAAAGGTTTAGGCAAAAACACAAGATATAGAAAAACAGCACCTCTTAGCAAGAGTTACAGAAAAGGTGGATCAACTGAAGTTGGTAAAGAATCACAATCTTACAAAGAATATGTTAAGACTATGTTTGGTGGCGGCTATCTCTCTAAAAAAAGAGAAAAATAAATGGCTACTAGTGGAACAACAGCATTTACTTTAGATATAGGCGATATTATGGAAGAAGCCTATGATCTTTGTGGGTTAGAGTTACGCACAGGCTATGATTATCGTGGTGCTAAAAGAGCTTTAAATTTAGTCTTTCTTGAGTGGCAAAATAAAGGATTAAATCTTTGGACTATAAATCAAGCATCAGCAACACTTACTTCTGGTACTAGCTCTTACAATTTAGAATCATCAGCTTTAGATATTGTAGATGCTTTTATTAGAACCAATTCTGGAGATACCAGTAAACAATTCGATCAACGATTAGAGAGAATATCTAGAACACAATATAATCATCAAGCTACAAAATTAACAAAATCTAAACCTACTCAGTTTTATGTAGATAAAAATACTGGAACTAATGCTATTGTTTTATGGGCAACTCCAGATGATGCTGAAACTTATACCTTAGTATATGATTATATAAAAAGGATTGAGGATATTGGAACAGTAGCTAGTAATAACCCTGATATACCTGCAAGGTATCTACCTTGTTTGACTTATGCTTTAGCTTATAATATAGCTTGTAAGTCACCAGAATCATTACAAAAAGTTCCTATGATAAAACAAAGATATGAGGAGCTTTGGAGAGATGTTAGCGATGCAGATAGAGAGCGAGCTTCAATTCGTTTTGTACCTGATATTAGCTATATGAATTAATTATGTCTTATGCAAAAGCAACAAAAGCATTAGGTATATGTGATAGATGTGGATTTACATATAAACTAAATAATTTATATTATGAGATAGAAAACTCAGTAAGAAATGGTTTAAGAGTTTGTAATAACTGTTTTGATAAAGATAATCCACAACTTAAATTAGGTCGTTTAAATATAATTGATCCACAAGCATTATATAATGCAAGACCAGATACTGGAGAATCGGCATCTACAAGATATTCATCATTTAATCCAATAGGTGGTGGAGTAACTGAATTTGGTTCAAGTACAATGGGGTTAACTATGAACGCTAAATTAGGAAAAATAACTGTGAGTACAAGCTAATGGCATGGACATTTACAACATTAAAACAGTCTATACAAGATTATACTAATAATACTGAAACCACTTTTGTAAATAATTTAGATGAATTTATTTTAGAAGCAGAAGAAGCTATTCTTAAATTAGTTGATTTACCTTATTTTAGAAAAAATGTAACAGGTCAATTAACCTCTAGTAATCAATACCTTACAATGCCTACTGATTTTTTAGCACCATATTCATTGGCTATAGATGATAGTGGTTATGAATATTTGTTATTTAAAGATGTAACTTTTAT